TTTCGGTTTGCGGCGTTCTGCCTTTCCTTCATCTCTTGCTCTTCCAAATACTGCAAGAGTAAAGAAACGTATACTTCCCTCTCCCACGGTATCCAGTTTTCTATCTCAGTTAAAGAAAACTGATGATGTTTCATTAGAGCAAAATTTGTCTTAAAATAATTCTCTAATGAATTATGAGAGAGGGCTGTTAAAAAAAACTTGCCATTCCTTCAAGTACAACATCTGATTCAACCCCAGTTTCGGGGTTCTTAACCTTAATTTCTTTCTTCACTCTAGGCATAGTAGTAAAGAATGCTTGCATATCTTCAAACTGTTCGTGAGTCATAGAGTTGATAAATTCATCTAACTCTTTCTCATCCATGTCTTTTCTATCAGTGATATTCTCACCATCATAGATTGAACCAACACATGCTTTAACAATATCAAATGCCTTCTCAGTGTCACCACCAGCTGCATTTGCCATAATCTCAATCTTAGGATATACCATCATCATTCCGATACCATTACCTAAATCAATCTTATCATTATGTTCTACATTATTAACACATGTAACTTCAGCAAGGTTAATTTCAACCTCTACTTTAGTCACACCATCATCTGGACAAGTGATTTGCAATTTTGCAACTTCACCAACAGACTTTGCACGAAGTTGTAAAAATACATACTCCAAATCATAAAATGGCATGTTGTTAGCATCAAGTTTTCCAAACGTACAATTATTAACAATGTCTTTAATTGCCATAATCTGATCTTTGTCTGTTCCTTGCGATTGTGCCATAAGAAGAATCTTTTCTTCTTTTACTAGGAATGGACGAAATTCCACTTTTTCACCATTAGATGGTAACGTCAACTCATACTTAGCCGAGGCCAGTTTTGGTAATGCCATAATTATCTCCTATTTACATTACGATTTGTTAAAATCTATGAAATTTTCCAATTCCTAGATTACTTATTGGGTTCTTAGTAATTCCCCTAAAGAAATTCCTAAAAGCCAAAACTTTTTGTTGTGCGAACACAACCTTATCTCTTGCTTCAAGAACGTCATTGAATGCTTTACCAGCATCTTCAAATATACCTTTTTGACGGCCTGGAAATTTGTCATTGAATGCAGCTGCTACAGGACGATTCCCCACTGGAAACTGAGTACCACTTGGGCCTGTCATACCAAGAGGATTACCTCTCTTTGTAACAACCTTTTCTTTATATTCTGGATATTCTACCCATGTTGCTTTACCTTCAGTAGCATCTCCCTGTGGCATCAATGGTATCCACTCTCTAAATGAGAACCCCACAGAAGATTTTATTATTTCACTAGTAGTGCTCATGTTATACTCAACTGCATTTATTGTTTTAGGAAAACACTGTTTAATCTTAATTCCAGCAGTTCTATATCCTTGTTCATTTAATTGGAATATGTCAATATCTGCAACGTACTCTGTATGATATGATAAATCATATGTAGTAGGACTTACAATAAAATCCTGCCAAGATGTAAACAACCAACGCTCTTCATGGTTGTTTCTAAGAAGAAACTCTAAAGAAATTTCTTCACCATATGTTAAACCTTGTGCAACCTCATAAGAAGGGCCATATGCATTTTCATCTGTAGTTGTACGAATGTTCTTGCCTGGAAATGAACAACCAGTAATACGAAACACCATATCTCGTGGCATCTCTGTTGAAGTATTTTCCAATATTGATGGTGGCAAATTAAGTACACATTCAAATCTATTAGGACGTGCCGAACCACCATTTTTTGTCATGGTTGTTAACCATTCATCAAACTTTGTTAACTCTGCCATTAACTTCCTCTCCTCGGGCCATTTGCCATTCTTCTAGAATCTGCATATACCTTACCTTCAGTTGCATGTACAAACTTCTGTACTGGTAATAGAACTGCAATCATCATTTCATCTGCATTAATAATACGGAATGGGGGTTTTACATTATCCATAAGATATCTCTTAATTGTTGGTTGAACCATCTTATTTCTTTTAATTCTGTTCCATGTCAATTTGATTCTAGTTGCTTCGTCCATAGGGCCATTGGCATACTCAGACATCACGTTCAATAGTTTGACTCGCATTGGTACTGATAGATAATGAAAGTTCAACCCCATAAATCCCTCAGACACATTATTAGCACCTACTGGTGTAATTGGTAATATCAATGGGAATCTATCATAGTATGGTAGGACATTTCTATTATCCTTGTACTTTGGTGTGTACATGAAGAAATTCATCTTACCGAATACTGGGCGTGTTTTTAACTTACCCTCACGGAGTTGTTCTCTTGGATTTATGTCTCCAAGTTCTTTTACTTGCTTTCTAAACCAACGGATAGATAAGTCTCTACCCCCTGCTTGTTCAACTATCTTGTCAACTGCATCTGTCATACCTCTATTTATACAGTTAACCTAAGTGATCTTCAGTAAGAATCTTAAATTCCATACCTCTATCGTTACACCATTCTATTGCTGCTTCCCACTTTGCTTGATTAACACCCCATGTACGGACTTCGGTAACAAACCTTTTTGTCTTACGAGACTGTGCTTTAGGAGGGCCACACTGTGCCTTGGGTTTAACTTCAATGATGATTTTCTTGATAGAACCATCCTTCTGTTTCACCTTAATATAGAAATCGGGGAAATAACGGTGTCTCCTACCGTCAAGGGGGGATACATATGGTATGATAACTTCTTCACTACCCCATTCAAGGATAGAACTGCTCTTATCACAATATACCATAAATCGTCTCTCCCATAGAGAACGATATATTACTTTATCTACGTCACCTTTATATTTTTTTTGTTGTATTGGGACGTATCTTCCACTATATGCCATGTCAAACCTTTATAAATACTTTAAAGAACAAGTCTTTGTAGGAATATTTATATGGCAAACTTATCAGAAATCACAAGCAAATTATTTGGTGCTGGAGGTAAATCTCGAGCAGGTGATTTGAAATACCCTAGAGACATTGGGCATATGTCCAGAAATAATCATTATGTTCAATTTTTCATCAATGAACAGATTAATGCAAAAGCAACCTTCAACACTGGGCCATATGGAGAAGGTGATAGATTTGATAGAGCAAGAACTAATCCAGAAAAAACAAAAGGTTCAGTACAAAGAGCTCCAACTACTAGAGCATCTGGTTCTATTACACTATACATGCCTGCACAGATTCAAGTATCTCAGAAAGCAAATTATGGTGAAGCAGAAATTGGACTATTAGTTGCTGGTGCAATTGGTAGTTTTAAGGGTGTTGCTGGTGGACTAAAAAATATAGACGTTTCACAGGTTGGACAAACTTTAAAGGACGAAGGATTGAAGATAGGAGTAAAAGCATTAGAGGGTGCTGGTGCAACTGGTGCTGAAGCTGCGTTGGCAATTTCTCGTGGAGAAACAACAAATAATAGAACAGAGATGAAATTCGAAGGTATTGACAGACGTTCATTCCAATTCTCTTTTAGATTACTACCACGTTCAGCAGATGAAGCTAGAGATATTCAAGAGATTGTTACTTTATTCAGATATCACTCTATGCCTTCATTTACAGATGACTCATTAGGCAGAACACTCAAAGCACCATCAACATTTGATATTGAATATTACCCACAAGAACACCTACATAGAATAGGTACTTCTGCATTAGAAGCAGTAGATGTTAAGTTCGGTGGAGAAAGACCACAATTCTTTAAAGACAATCAACCAGCAGAGACAGAACTAACATTGACGTTTAAAGAGTTGGATATTGTTACTAGAGAAAAAGTCGCAAAAGGATTTTAATATATGTATTTTAGAAAGTTTCCCACAGTACAAATAGATATTAAGGGTGATGGTAATTTACATACCATGACAGATATTACTCGTAGAGCAAAGTTTAACATTTCAACATTAGAAAATTTTGTGAACTTTGATTTCTATGATGTTCCAGATGGTTCAACCCCAGAACAAATTGCATACGACTATTATGGTGATGCTAATCTGCATTGGGTTGTTCTCATAGCAAATAATATCAAGGACATTTATACAGACTGGCCTATGTCAATAGATAGGTTTGAGAAACATGTTGCATCCAAATATAGCAATGTAGATGAAATTCATCACTATGAATATCCACAGGAGTCTGGTGATACTACATTTGTATTAGAATTGCCAAACGATTCTGCGACAACTATTCCTGCTGGAGCAACTGCAATTACAAATTATGAATATGAGGAAAAGGAATTGGAATCTAAAAGAAAGATAAGATTGATTCAACCAAAGTACATTCAGAAAATTCGTGAAGAGTTTGAAACGATTATAGGTAGATAGACATGGCGGAAATTCAGTACGCTGGTGAATATCATATTGAAGTCTGTGAAATCTATGCTGCAAGTGGTACAGTACTAGATTTAAAAGACCAATTTGCATCAGTTAACATATACGAAGATATTAGTAAGAATGCACTCACTGGTGACATTTCAATTGTTGACACAAACAATCTACTCACAAACTTACCTATCATTGGACAAGAGAAGTTAAAACTACGTCTGGTAACTCCAAATGCAGATGACGATACAACTCGTGCATCTGCCATAGACTTCACCGATTCTCCATTATACATTTACAAGGTGGACAGTAAAGTTGGTATTAACGACAATACATTTGCATACACCCTATCATTTACTACACCAGAAGCAGTACGTTCTAATCGTATTAGAGTTAATCAAGCATTCAGTGGTGAACCGTCAGTAGATATCATCAAAAAAATATTCAGAGATGAAGAACTACTCAACTCTAAGAAAGAATTCTACTACGAAGAGACTTCAAATAACTTTAAGTTTGTATCTCCAAACATGCGTCCATTTGATTTTATCAACTCTGTTGGAAGAAGATGCCTATCTAAAGAATACAACTATTCTCCAACATTCTTATTCTATGAAACGATTAAGGGATATTGGTTCAGAACTATAGACAGTATGATGGACAGAAAAAATCCTAGATTCGTATACAAAGAAGAGACACCAAACATTTTACCAGAGGGACATAAGAAACCAGATGTTAACACAACATTAACTAATCTTCTGAGTTATAGTCTCATGGGTTCAACAGATGTAATGATGAATATGCGAAAAGGTATGTACGGCTCAAATCTTCTTATGATTGACTTGGTAAACAAAACTGTGGAAAATCATAACTACAACTACTTTGATGATTTCCAAGAAGATAAACATGTAGATGAATATAACCTATATGGTTCTAAGAACGCACCATTAGGTTCACAAGCAAAAGACGATTTCGGTAACAGACTGTCTGATTACGACCAATCAAAAACTTATATGCAAGCTGTTGACAGAGAGGCCCCTAATGGGTTATACTCTGCTAGACATGATGGACAATATGATTATACAGGTACAGATATTTGGTTACAGAGACGTAAGGGTAGATTCTCTGCAATGGAATCTGCAATCTCACTTAGAATTACAGTGCCAGGCAATACCACTCTTCAAGCAGGAGATATGGTAGGTATCGATATGAGAAACCAAGGCATGCTTGCAGAAGAGGAACGTGACCCGATATACAGTGGACGTTACCTTGTAACAAAATTAAAACATGAATTTACTAGAGGTGACGGTGTTTATAAACACAATGTTCACATGCAAGTAATTCGTGATACCGTTAAACAACCATTCCCAGATGTTGGTGTACCATTACAAGACAGTGGCAAACCAACAGACAATCTTGTACCAACTGGTTCACAAGATGCTGGGGATATAACATACTAGAAGGGGGCCAATACAAACAACTCGATTTGTTATGCACAGACTTTAAACTTATAAATTTAACGAGGAAAACAATGACAAATACACTCAAAAACAGACTTAAATCAATGAACTTCCAGAAACACGGTACAAGGAGAAATGAGGTTGAGAGTACAAAAGATGATAAATATATTGAAGAGATTTACTCTCAAAAAGTCAATGAGTTGTTAGGGATAAAAAATGAAAACATTCAACGAACTACAAGAGGGCGTTTACGACCCCAACATATTTAAAGCAATCTTCCTAGCAGGGGGGCCTGGTAGTGGTAAGTCGTATGTTGTTCGTAGAACAACTGGTGGACTTGGTATGAAGATTGTTAACAGTGATGATGTCTATGAGAAGATGCTTAAGGATGTAGGATTAGATACTACACCAGAAGATATCTACTCACCCCAAGGACAAGAGATTCGTGGAAAAGCGAAAAAGACTGTCAGAACAATGCAAACAAATTACATTGAAGGCAGACTTGGACATATCATTGATGGTACTGGTAAAGATTACAGTAAAATTCAAAAACAAGTTGCAATGTTAAAAGGACTTGGATATGACTGTTATATGATATTCGTTAATACCTCTTTAGATACTGCACAGGAACGTAATGCACAACGTAAACGTACCTTACCAGAAGATGAAGTCGCAAAAATGTGGAAAGAAGTTCAAACTAATATTGGACAGTTCCAGAGATTGTTTGGTAACACTAATTTTGTCATTGTAGACAATAATGATGCTGGTGAGGACATATTCAGTAAGGTATGGAAACGATGCATGGTATTAGTCCGTAAGAAGGTATCAAATCACATCGCTAAACGATGGATTAAACAAGAATTATCTAAAAAGAAGAGATAATTACCCTCCAAAATCACTAAAATACTTAAAACCCTCGTTTTTCGGGGGTTTTTTGCCTTTAAATAGGCAATAAATGCCTTGACATTTGTTCTAAAAACATGTATAATAATAGTATATTATGAAGAAAGGATTGAGAATGAAAATATATTTAGATATGGACGGCGTGATTGCCGACTTCTTTGGTGGTATAGAAGAATACTTTGATGTTCCACATTGGAAGAAAATACCAAAAACTGAGGAGTCGATACTGTCCCTCAAAGGTACTGATTTTTTTAATACATTAAGACCTTATGAAACATCTACTGAACTAGTAGATTTTGTAAAAACACTAACAGACGATTGGGGCATATGTTCTTCACCATTAAGAGGTGATAGAGACAACTCTGCATTCTGGAAAAGAACTTGGTTGACTAAGTATGGTTACATGCCTAGTATTGATAACCTTATCTTTACTGGACAGAAAGAACACTATGCTGTTAATAAGTTTGATGGTTCACCAAACATATTGATTGATGATAAACCAGACAATATTACTAGGTGGATTGCTAGTGGTGGTATCGGTATTAGATACCAAGCAAACGAAGATAGTATTACTACTATCAAAAGAAAATTACAATTTGCAATTAAAGAAATGGAGATAGACAATGTTTAAATCATTAATGTGGTTCGGCGTGTTCGTTTTTGTGATGTTATGGTTACTAGCAAAGTTTGCTGGTTTATAAGCCAAATAAGCCTTGACATTTGTTATGAAAACATGTATACTGTAAGTATAGAGTGAAAAAAGAGAGGATATATTATGACTAAATTTGTGAAAGAAGAATTCAATTGGGACGGTATGTACTTAATGTACAA